GGCTGATGGTGGTGTTAAAATCCAATTCCAAGCAGATACGCGAATGGAAGTAAAAAGTGTTCAGCCTTGGGAATCCGCTAGTTCAAGTAAAGATAGTAAAAACGTAGTTGGCCTCAAAGTTACTTGGGAAATTTTATGTTCATCTATCGGTTCGCCATATAAAACTTGTGAAAGCTGGATTAGATTTGGTCATGGGATTGATAAAGTGCAGGAAATCATTATGATTGCTATTGATCTAGGACTAATTTCTGTTGGTGGATCATGGTATAATCTTGATTTTATGGGAGATGATAAGATTAAACTTCAGGGGCAGGAAAAGGTATATAATTATCTAACAGAAAATAAAGATATGTATACATTACTTGAATCTAAAGTTAAGGAACTATTATATTGAATATTATAGGTCTTGATGGAAAAGAGTATTCATGGATACCTAGCAACAATATTGTAGATACTGAGAAAAGATCAGGACTTCATAATAAAGCTCGACAACTCTTGAAAGAAAAATATCCAAATGATAGAATTCTTGAAGAAATTGTTTTACCGGGAACAAAAACAGATAATAGAAAGTCAGTGTTAAAAGCTGACTTTTTTATTCCTGTAAGATCTGTTATTATTGAAGTTCATGGACAACAACATACTGAGTTTAATAACTTCTTTTTTAAGAATAAAATGGAGTTCTATAAATCTCAAGCAAGAGATAGGGATAAAAAATATTGGTGCGAACTTAATAATTTTGAGTTGGTTGAGCTTTTCCATGATGAATCCATCGAAGAGTGGAGAAATAAAATATGGAAGACATAAATGAGAAAATAACAAACTTCCATAAAAATATTGATGAATGGATATCTGGTCACAATATTAATTATGGAATTGACGACTCTTTTGAGTTGGCCCAAAGAGTAGGTCAAATCATGCACTTTACTGAAGATGATATTAAAAAATTGTCTAATGTGGATTGTCAAGCTGCTATATTTACACTTAATAAGTATGTTGTTTATACTAATTCCATTTTAGCCAGAGAAAAAGCTGTAAAACAATGGACTGAACAAGGAATCTGGTATATAATTACAGGACAGAAACATGATCAATATGCTAAATGGGAAGAAAAATATCACTCATCAATCAGAAATAGTAAATGCGGTTTAAAATTGCAGATGCTTAAAACAACTGCGGATGCTAGAATACTGGCAGGAGAAGCAACGGTAAAAGGCATTGAACATGCAATAAAGGTTTTAGAAAATATTGGTAGGAGTAAATCTTATGAACGATCTTAAAGAACAAGCTAAAAAGATTATAGCAAAGGGTAAAACATTAAATGATCCCGAATTAATTAGAATGGGATTAGACATGTTGGATGCATATGGCGAGGATGTGAATCCGCCGCCAATACCGGCAACTGTTACTGTTATGCCCGAAGTAAAAAAAATAACAACGGCTGGTAAATTCGATATGGACCAGTTTACTATGTCAAAATCTGGATCAAATGTCATTGATAAAAGCGGCAAGAAGCAGCCGATTTATATTGGACAAAGACAAAATAAATATGAGGATGATGGGATAGATCATAAAGATATTATAACCCCAAAAGTCCAGCCCACAGAAAGAAATAGGAAAGCGGCAGATTCGACAAAGATTAATCAAACATGTCAAATATGTGGAAAAATTGAAAACGTATTGCCAATTTATGCTAGAGATTTTTACCGTTGTGAATCTTGTTTATTGAAAGGAAAATCATGAGTATATTTTTAAGTTATGAACTGCCAGTTAAGAAACTAACCAGTACTGCAAAATTGCCAGACAAGGCAAATATATTTGATGCAGGTTTAGATTTATATTGTGACGAAGTAAAAGAAACAATTACACTTGCTCCGGGCGAACGTAAATTGCTTTCTACAGGTATTGCAGTGGCTATTCCAAGGGGGTTTGTGGGATTAATTTGGCCGCGATCAGGCCATGCGGTTAAAAAAGGTATGGACACTTTAGCTGGCGTTATTGATTCCCCATACAGAGGCGAAGTTAAAGTATTGCTTATTAATCATAGTAATACATATCAACACTTTACATACGGCGATAAAATTGCACAAATGGTTATTCAGCCAGTTCCTGATTTTACTCCGGTAGAGGTTGAAAATCTTGATTCTACATCCCGTGGAGAAAATGGATTTGGAAGTTCAGGATGACTATAAATGATATATTAGCTGGTGGATTTATCTTATTTATAATATTTTACTTCTTTATATTGTATAGAATAATAATAAACACCAGAATAGGGGACATAAATGACTCAATTTAATTTAAAAGCTCGTAATTTTATTATCCTAATGGCGGTGGCATTAACGCTTTTAATAGGTGATCTGTTTCTATTACTGGCAGAACAGCCAACATTTAGTGAATCAATTTGGGAAGTCAACCAACATACATTAGCTTTGTCATTTGGAGTTGGCATGGTATGTGGACATTTATTCACAGTGCCAAAGGATGATATAAGACAATGAATTATGTTCAGGCTTTTTATGTAGAAAATAGCAAGATTGTACTTGACAACTTGCCCCAAGAAGTGTATGATAGAATGCGTGCGGACGGTCTGCTTGATTCAACAGATGATAGTCCGTGGACAACAAAAATAAACTATCTTGGAAGAGTATATCATATAGTCTTCTCAAGACGAAAAGAAACAATTAATGACTTTATGAACGGTGTCTTTTATTTAACTGAGGTATAAATGTTTAACACTTTAGCATTCCTAGCAGCATCAACAGTGGGTCAACTATTTGTAGTTAATCCATATATTCAACCAGTTGTGGTTCAACAACCTCAACCAATTGTCGTTCCTTATGTAATTCAACAACCACAATATATTGTAATTCAAAGGCCAGTATATGTCCCAGTATATCAACCCGTATATCAGTCCGCATATTATCCTTACCCAATTTACAGAATCTATCCTTGAGGAGAAACTAGAAATGTCGCAAGAAAAAAATCCATTGAATGCTTATAATCAATTCGAAGCCATTAGAGCTGCGGTTGATCAACTCGAAACAATTCATGTTTATGAATTAAATGCCCGTCAATATGGTGATGCAGATACGCCATCGCTAAAGAATCAAATTGCTGAACTTGACAAACAAATTCTTGAATATGAATTGCAACTAGCAGAACTACAGGCATATTCTGAAGATTTGGAAAAGTCTAATAAAATTTTACTCGAAGCAAACAATAAACTTATTGCAGAAAAGAAACTTGTTGAAGAAAATCGTCAACTAACACAACAAGAAATGGATAAAATTATAGAGGCTTATAATAAGTTACCAAGAATTGTTAAAAAACTATATGGAAAGGCGAATTGAAATGTCAAAAAATTTATATAGCGATGGTCCCGTTCCCGCTTCAGGTCAAGTAACTATTCCTGTAATGGCAGCAATAAATGTTGAAGATATGCAAAAAAAAGTGCAAGCTATTGAAGCTGCTTTAAAGAATATCCAAGACGAATATAAAAAAGCGCAAACTGAATATCAAACTGTGCTTGTTCAGTTAGATCAAGCTAAAGCTACGGTTAAAGAAACATTACAAATTGCTTATGAAGCAGAAAAGAATATTAAAGATTTGGTTAATTCTTTTCAATCTGCATTTAAAGCAGAACTAGATAAGTTGCCGGGATTTATTAAGAGAATTTATGGAGTGAAGTAAGATGAGCCAAGCTGTACTTGAAAATTTACCCGTTGAACGTGCTGTACTTGCGGGCATTTGCCAGTACGGCTTGGAAGTTTATGTAGAGATAGATTTTATTCAACCAGATTATTTTTCACATGAACTTAATCAAGTTATATATAGTTGTGTGCAAGATATTATCCAAAATAATCAAAATATCGAACACTTGACTATATTTTCAACTGCTCAAAAATTAGGGGTTTTTGAATTAATTAATAAAGAGACTGAAATGAGATTCATTCGGTCTCTTTTTAATTTTCCTGTAAACAAAGATAATGTTAAACTTTTTGCCGCTAAATTGGCAAAATTAAAATTAGCTAGAGATATCAAAAAAGCTATCAAGCAATCGGATAAAGCAATTGATAAAGTTACAGGTGATGAATCTGTAGAAGATATTATTTCAATTGCAGAAAAACCGATTACTGATGTAACAATGGATGCGTATAAAGAGCATAGCAATCAAACAATGCTCGTTGGAGAAAACATTGATGAGTATATTCAATATCTTGCTGATAATCCCACTGATTATCTTGGCATTCCCACCGGCCTTAATCGTTTTGACGAGGCTTGCGGAGGAGGAATTAGACGAAAATCCGTATGTTTAATTGGAGCAAGAACCGGGGTTGGTAAAAGCGTTATTTCTACTAATGTTGCATTACATGTATCAAGTAAATTGTTCATTCCAACACTGTATTTAGATACAGAAATGGATATTAGTGATCAAAGAAATAGAATGCTTGCAAACATAAGTGGCATTAAAATTAATGATATTGCAATGGGTAAATTTACAAAATCATTTATGTCAAATGAAAGTGTTAAACGAGCAGCTAAATATTTAAAAGATATTCCATATCACTATATGTCAATTGCTGGTCAACCTTTTGATAATATTTTGAACATTATTAAAAAATGGATTCATCAACATGTCGGATTTGATGAGAATGGTAAAACAAAAGATTGCTTAGTGATTTATGACTATTTTAAACTTATGAGTAGTGCTGGATTAACAGCGGCTATGCAAGAATATCAAGCTCTTGGATTTCAAATTACTAAAATGAGTGACTTTTGTATAGAATATGATATTCCATGTCTATCATTTGTACAGTTAAATAGAGAGGAAGATATTGCTCAATCTGATAGACTTTCTTGGCTTGCAACCACAGTTGCAAAATTTCAAGTCAAAAACGACGAAGAGATTGCCGATGATGGGGATCAAAATGGCAATCGTAAACTAGTATTCTTAAAAACTCGTCACGGTTCTGGTCTTGAACAAGGTGACTATATTAATGTTAAAATGAATGGTGCTTGTGCTAAATTGACAGAATGGTATACGAGAAATGAATTGAAATCAGGAGTAGCAAATAATGCAAAGAACGATGAACCTCCATTCGAAGAAGGACAAGATCAGTCGGGAGAAAATCTATTCGATATCGAGTGAAGTTCTTGAAAAACTTCCTGAACTTCTAAATCATTTCAATATTGATTTTACTGAGTTTGAAAATAGAATCGCTTTTGCCTGTCCAGTACATAATGGAGATAATTGCGAAGGCGCTTGTATATTTGTTGATGGAGAAAAATCAAAAGGAAACTGGGTTTGTTGGACGCATTCGTGCGAAAAAGACTTTGGTAAAAATATAATTGGATTTGTAAGAGGGATTCTAAGCAATCGACAAAATAAAGAAGCATCATTCTACACTGCTATTAATTATTGTTTATCTTTCTTGAATAAAAAACTAATAGATATTAAAGAAGAAAAGATTCCAGAGTCTATTTATAATAATGTAAAGATGGTTGAGATTTTTACTAGAAAACCGGAGAAGATAGATCTTAATATACCAAGAGAAAAGATTATAGAATCACTAGAAATACCTTCTAAGTATTATATTGAAAGGGGCTATCTGCCCGAAACTCTAGTTGCTTTTGATGTTGGAGAATGTTATAATCCAAATAGGCAAATGTATAATAGAGCTGTTGTTCCAATTTATGATGAAGATGGTAAATATATTGGCTGCGTAGGTAGAACACTTGATGAAGATAATAAAAAATACAAATGGCTGAACAGCAAAGGGTTTAAAAAGTCATTTTATTTATATGGACTATCAATTGCAAAACCGTTTATTCAAAAAACATCGACGATTATTCTTGTTGAGGGACAGGGCGATGTTTGGAGATTATATGAGGCCGGTATAAAAAACTGTGTTGGAATTTTTGGATCAGATCTTAGTGAAGATCAATTAGTTATATTAGAAACTCTTGGAGTTATGAATGTAGTTATCCTTACTGATAATGACGAGGCTGGTCAAAAAGCTGCACAAGGAATTATAAATAGAGGCGGAAGAAGATTTAATTATTTTACACCAAAAATATCAAAGAAAGACATTGGGGAAATGTCAATTCAAGATATTGAAACAGAATTAAAACCACAAATAGAGGGATTATTTTAATGAGTCAAATTTTAGCATTTTCAGGAAAAAAGCAATCAGGTAAAAATACTCTTTGTAATTTTCTTCATGGTTATCAGTTAAAAAGTTATTCAATGATTGACGGTTTTGAAATTGCAGATACTGGAGAACTTGTAATTGAAACCAGTATTAGAGAAGAAGGTGGAAAAATATCTAAGGGTAAAGGTCAAATTGATGTAACACGACTTGATATTGAATTTGTGGTTTGGGCAATGGATAATATTTGGCCGTTTGTTAAACATTATGCATTTGCAACATCATTAAAAGAAATGGGAATTGGATTATTTGATATTGATAGAAATTTAGTATATGGAACTGATGAACAGAAAAATCAGCCGACTCAATATAAATGGGAAGATATGCCAACAAAAGTAAAAGGCAAATCTGGATTTATTACTGGTCGCGAGTTTATGCAATACTTTGGAACTGAAATTTGTAGAAAAATTTATCCAGATATTTGGACAGATCGACTAATCAAAGACATTCAAGCAGAAGAACCAAATTTAGCAATTATTTCCGATGCCCGTTTTGAAAATGAAATTAAAGCAGTTCAAGCTGCTGGTGGAAAAGTTATTAGACTAACTAGAACAGTTCCGGGCGAAGATTATCATGATAGTGAAGTTGCTCTTGATAGTTATGATGGATTTGATGCAATAATTGATACTCAAAATCTAGGAATTGAAGCATCTTGTCAAAAGTTAATTGAGATTCTTGGTGAATGGAGATGGTTTGATACTAAAGTATTAATAGCACCAGAAAAGCCATCAAGAAAGCAAACTACGATGGCAATTAAATGATAACTACATATTTCAGATCATCATCATTGAATAATTGGAAGTACTGTGAAATGCAGTACTTTCTCACTTATGTTCTAGGATATCAATCGCCTTCTGGTAAAAAGGCAGACCTTGGAACTATAACTCATGCGGTGTTTGAAACATTAGCAATATGTAAAAAGCGAACGCAATTTAACAAAAGAGGAAAAATGAAAGTCACTCAAGAACCTTTGGGTGATTTTTCTTTTTCTGAAGAAGAATTATTTACTGATGAGTTTGTAAATTATATTCTTGGCAGAAGTTTTGACTATTATAAAAAACACTGTACACATAATGAATTCAATCAAAAAGATTACGAATTCTGCTATAAAATGGTATGGGATACACTTGCTTATAATAAAGGACAGTTCGATCCACGTAATCGTAAAATTATTGACACTGAACCGCATTTTGATATTCCTATCAAAGAATCTTGGGCTAAGTTTAGCTTCACTGGGCCAGATGGAAAAGAAATTTCAGGAAATCTTGCCATAAAAGGCACAATTGATCTTGTCACAGAACTTCCAGATGGTACAATTGAGGTAATCGACTGGAAAACAGGACAAAGGCTTGATTGGGCGACCGGAGAAAAGAAAGATTATGAGAAGTTAATGCAGGATATGCAATTATTGCTGTATCATTACGCAGTAAGTAAGTTATATCCGCAACATAGATATGCATTAATGACAATATTCTTCTGTAGAGATGGTGGACCTTTTACTCTTGCGTTTGATGAAGAAGATGATAAAAACTTCCTTAAGACACTTGAAAAAATGTTTAAAGAAATTACAACTAATCAAAAACCTAGACCCATTTCTAAAGATCGTAAAAACTTCAAATGTGAAAAACTTTGCCACTTCTATAAAACAAATTGGCCCGGAACGGAAAAGACTATGTGCCATCATATCGAAGAGCAGTTATACACTGTAGGTATGACAAAAACGGTTGCAGAGTGTTCTAGGCCGGGATTCGTAATTGGAACATATAAAGATCCGGGAGCAGTTGAATGATAATACCAGCTATTTCGACTCATTACTCATTATTAAAGGGCTTCATCAAGCCAGATGAGGCAGCTAAAAAGTGCAAAGAACTTGGCTATACTCACTGTTTTCTTGCTGATAATTCGTTGAGTGGCGTAGTTGAGTTCTTTAGCTGTATGAAAAAAGAAGGCGTAGTTCCCATCATTGGCTGGAAAGCTGATGGTGGACACTACATCGTAAAGTCATTAAATGGATATAAGACACTTATTAAGTTAGTATCTGGTGAAAATATTATCTATGAAGATAAAGATTTGCAATATTATAAAGATGGTGAACTTGCTCTTATGAGTGTATATTACGCAGAAGAAAAAGATGCTATCTTACATAGAATTTCCCTATGTTCAGGCTTTAAGACAACCTTAAAAAAGGCCAAAGATGTTGACATGGGGGAATATAAAAAGTTCTTCGAATCTGATCATTATTTCTTTCATCCAACACATAGAATTATACCTACTAAAACGCAACATTTTGCAAATGAGCAGTTAATTTCTGAACTCGAAGACTATACTATCTTTTCCAAGCCTAAACTTCCTAAAGTAGATTGTCAAGGTCAAACTGAAGAAGAATATATCACTCAGCTTTGTAGAGATGGATGGAAGAAAAAGCTATCGCATTTAAAGGGTGATAAACGTAATGAGTATGCAGACCGTGTAAAGTATGAATTATCTATTATTAATGGATTTGGCCTTGCCGGATACTTCCTAATTGTGCAAGATATTATTGCATATGTTAGAAATAATGGATGGTTGCCGGGACCGGGACGCGGATCTGCTGGAGGTTGTCTTG